TTGCTATGCTACTACAGAAAGAAGGCATAGTGTTTGACGAAATAGTGCTAGTAGAGAATGACGAAGACAAACTACGAGCCAGCGCACAGTTATTAAAACCCTTCTTCAAACCAGGTAAATTAGTATTTTTAAATACTGACGCCAGAGATGTGATCTATGATAAACCTGGTATCATCATCAACACAAGTGTTAACGATATGAAACCTAGTTGGTATGACGTTGTACCTGATGGCTATCGTGTGATGATTCAAGGCCGTGATCAAGCGAGTGGCGCAATAACTAAGATAGCAGATATGGAACAATTTACTGACATGTTTCCTATGCGCAAAGTAAACTATCTAGGTACTAGAGATTTTACAGATCCAGAGACACGATATAGTAGATACATGAAGATAGGTAAAAAATGAGAGCAAATGAATTTGTAAAAGAAGGTGTCAACGATCCTGCTATCTTTAAGGTAGTGTTTGTTATCGGTGGTCCTGGTAGTGGCAAGAGTTATATATCAGACCGCTTAGGACTGAATGCTATGGGTTTTGTCACAATCAACAGTGATGTGGCATTCGAATACATGATGAAGAAACATGACATCGATCCCAAGATGCCTCCTGAAGAAAAAGAAAAGCGTGATACAGTAAGAGCGAGAGCCAAACAGATCACAAGCAAAAAATCTGATCTTGCGATTGAGGGTAGACTGGGTATTCATATAGATGGTACCGGGGATGACTATGACAAGATTGCCAATCTAAAAAGGAACTTTGAATTGCTAGGTTACGACACATATCTTGTGGTAGTGAACACCAAACTTGAAGTAGCAAAACAACGTAATCAAATGAGAGCAAGAACTGTTCCTGATAAAATAGTGACTAACAGTTGGTATGATGTTCAGGACAATATAGGTCGTTTTGCTAATGTGTTTAAATTTCTAAGCATTATCGACAATAGCGGCGATAGAGAAGCGACTGAAATGCAGATAAACAAAACGCACGGCAAACTAAAACAATTTGTCGCAGAACCGCCATCAAGACCTGCCGCAAAAGAATGGATCGCAAGCCAGAAAAACACGAATGAAGCGTCATATGCAGGTAATCTAGGTGCTATGGAAATGATTAAATTCAAACAAGTCGCCAGTCCCGAACTATGGGCTTTGATGAAAAAATTGATAGCAGACGGGAAAGAAGAAGAAGCATGGTTACTATTGCAGAAGGTTACCAAAACTAAGTTACAGTAACGAGATTCATGTTATAGTTAGTGGGTTGATAAATACATAATACTATTGTGAGGAATTGATATGAAGATTTTTGAAGTTATTGAAGCAAGAAAAGCGCCCAGAGACGATTTTGAGGACGATGATGCTCCAGCACAGGACGCAGACTTAGATAAGATACCTCACATATTAATGCAGATGCGCAAGGCCGTTGACACAGACGGAAATTACGAGTTCAAGTTTAAAGATGGTAGCAAGCATATGCTTGATATTCCGGACATTGTTACATTCGTTAAAAAGTATATGACCGCTAAACCCCAAGAAAAAGAAATGATGCAGAATCAGGCTATAGAAAGCCTAGAAGGCTTAATGTCAGTCATCAACGCAGAAGAAGCCGCTAAACCAGACACGAAGATCAAGGGTGACCGCTATATGTCAGGATTTGCCGGTGATTACGATGATAGGTAAAATAAACTATTGGGCTAAACATATTTTAGTAGGCTTACTAATAGGTATTCCATTAGCATTTTATAGTCCAAAAATCTTCAGTCAGCAATTATATTCATATAAAGTTGTCAAAGTAAGTGACGGTGATACTATACAGTTTGAAGCACCATTCATGCAACAACATCTAGGTCTAAAGCCAGTATTATCATTGCGTGTATTGGGCGTTGATACACCAGAGAAGGGCGGCCGCGCCCAATGTCCTAGCGAAGATGCATTAGCACAAAAGGCTAGCGCATTCACTAAAGATGCTGTAGCAAAAGCAAAAGTCATACAATTTGAGATCAAAGACCATGATAAGTTTGGCGGGCGTGTATTGGGCGATGTAATTTTAGACGGTCAGCGTCTATCTGAACTATTGATCAAGAATGGTTATGCCCGTGCATATTTCGGTGAAAAGAAACAGAGTTGGTGTCAATAAAATATTGACTTCTCTGTGATTTGTGATAAAATAATATCATGAATCATAAACCTAAACAAATGACACAAAAAGTATATGAAGTCGCCCTTCAAACGGGCGGCTCCTTTTTCCCTGATACTAATTCTGCACTGTTGCAGAAATTCTCGGAAAAGTTAATAGAAGAATGCGCTGAAATCGCAGATAGCGGCACTAGTTTTCCGTATATGGGATATGGTGATAAAATTCGCGCACACTTTGGACTAAAGGATTTTGTATGACAACTATCGATTTACCTGAATTCAAATTTAATGAAGGCGACTATGTTCGCAAGACCGGCGGCACTTATGAAGCAGATGGAATCATTGTAGGTATCGCTGTCACAACACGCGGCGATGTAAGATATGTTTTTGAGTTCGAACAGTTTCCTGGCATGCTACATATCTTCAATGAAGGTCAACTACAACATAGGCAAGTGCTTGATGGAACTTTTCCGACTCACGGTTAGATTTAGAACATTCGTATATATAATTACATCACTAATAATTTTATTCGGAGTAATAGCATATGTTGTACAGTAAACCTGAACATGAGTGGGATGATCTTGACATCTATGACCGCGAAGCAGCCGACATTCGTAGATCATTGCGCAAGATTAATCTACATCAATGGGTACAGGATTTATATTCACTAGATCCTGACCTATTTGACAATCTTCAAAAGTTTATGAATCAAACTGGCGGTCATCGCCGTTAAATACGCAGTCTTTTCTTTATTGTTTCAAAATAAATAGTTGTATACACTAGAAGACACAATCTTCTAGGCTTACAACAGGGAACAATAAAAATGATAAGAAAGATCCTTGTGTTGGCCATGATCGCTGCCAGTATAGGCGGCATGCCAGCATATGCACAAACAACAAGCACACAAAGTACAACTGGCGGCACAACTACCAGCACAACTACTCCAATCAATCAAGGTGGGTATACTACCACTTCATTAGTTGACACCAATAGCACTAGCAATAGTACTAGTACAGTAACTACTAATAACAATACTACAACGAACAATACTAGCACAAGCACTAGCACGGTCAACAGTAACAATACTAATGCATCCACTTCAACAAACGTTAATACAAACAATAACATTCAAAGTGGTACGTTGACTAATATAAATCAAAATACCAATAATGGTACGATGACTTATAATAACAATAATGTTCAAAGCGGTACATTGACTAACAACAATAACAATAATAATGTTATGAGTGGTTCTGTAACAAATAACAACAATAATGTCAATAGCGGCACTATGACATACAACAATAATAACAATACTAATAGTACTAACACAAATAACAATGTTATGAGTGGTAGTGTAACTTACACTAACAATAATGTTAATAGCGGTACACAAACATTCAATAACAATAATGTAAGTAGTGCTACAAATAATAACACAAACACCAATATCAATACTGGTGATATGACTAACCGTAACATCAATACTAGTACTTCAACATCAAATAATGTTAATACTAATAACAATGTTAACACTGGTGACATGACTAATCGTAACATTAATACTAGCACTTCAGCATCAACGAACGTCAATACCAATAATAATAACACGATGAGTAATAACACTAATGTTAATATTCAGCAAGGTGAGATGACTAACCGCAATATCAATGAGACTAGAGTTACTCAAAAGATAGAGCAACCTCCCCCAACTGCTATCGCTCCTGCAATGATGAGCGTGGGTAGTGATCTTTGCGTGACTGGTGTAGCGGGTGCGGCACAGACTCAAGTATTAGGTGTAAGTTTCGGCTCAACTATGCGTGATGACAATTGTGAAAGATTGAAACTAAGCAAGACACTATATGACATGGGTATGAAAGTTGCAGCCGTAGCAACTATGTGTCAAGATCGCAGAGTATTTGATGCTATGATGAGTGCCGGCACACCTTGCCCATTTGAAGGTAAGATAGGTGAAGAAGCAAAAATGGCATGGTCCGCAAATCCAGATAAGATACCTAAACTGAAATGATAAAGAAATTAGTATTAGCAATTCTATTAGCATATACTACCGCTGTGTCTGCGCAGAATGTAAATCCTGAGTCAGGCACAGTAAGTACTACTGGTAATTTGATCGATCCTAATGCTTGGATCGGCGTTATCAGAATGACACCTGAGCAGTTAGGGCAAGTAGAAGGCACAGGCGGTGGACCTATACCAGCGTTTAACACAAGTACCAATACTATTCGTTATTCTTTTATGCCGTATACTGCTAGTCAGATTCAGGCTATCAATGCCGCGATGTTCAACAACAATACTAACATACAAGTTAGTGGATATAATTATAGTTGGCGATTATTCGGAGATAATGGATTTCTGAATGTAACAGGCAAGTTATATGATACTAAGGGTGCTGTATTAGAACAAGCAAGTTATGACTATTTTTTCTCTCCAGCAATGCCAAAAAACTGGGAATTGATTTCTGGTACAAGTAATTTTTCTACTGCTCATAAATTTGATACATTAGGATCACTAGAATTTAGTGCTACTGGTTCAGATAGTTTATTTTGGAGTGGTTATTACGGACCTAGACTAAGAGATGTAAATGTAAGTTTCAACTATAGTATATTACCGGCTGCCACTACACCTACACTTACTACAACAAACACTAATACTGTAATAAGCGATGCTATAGCAGAGGCTACAAATCCTGTAGTGACTGAAACTCCTACAACGACTTCTGTTGCTACAACTACACCAATAACTGAAACTGTTACTGCTTCTAGTACTCCTACTACTACATCGTCAACAACATCATCTACTTCAGTAGCGGCAATTAGTCCAACAGTTAGCACAGTTAGCCCTGCTACAACATCAAGTAGTAGTTCATCTAGTTCAAATAACAGTAGTTCAGCACCATCATTATCATCTGTCATGTCTATGATACAATCTAATCAGGCTAGAGAAAATAACATAGCAATGTCTGCGGTTGCGCAGTCTAATGAAGTGGCTCAAACAGCAGTAGCGCAAGCAGAAAAAACTGCTATAGAAACTGCTAGTACTAGTCTTGCACAAAGTTTAGATGTTGCTAAAGATTCTGCCAAGAGCGAGACTAAAGATAATAAGACAAATGTGAACTCAAGTTTATCATTACTACCATCTTCATCTGGTCCTTTTGTTATGCAGGGAAGTTCAAATATAGTACAACAAAGTCAATTGTTGTCTAACCAGTTCAATTTACCAGTCAATCCATTCAACAATCAACAACAGCAATCATCATCTGTAACTAATAATAGTTTGACTAGTACATCTGGATTATATAACAGACCAGAAGTAAATATATCCCTGCCACCTGCTATGCAAGAGATGGCGCAACAATCAGAAATAAAACCATCTTCAACAGCAAGCAATACACCTATTCAACAAGTAGAACAACCAAACAATAGTATGTCTTTGTTCGCTAAGAGGGGCGATCCTCTTACAGATTATATCGAACAGAATAATATATTAGTTGCTATGGCTCAACCTGAAACAAAATCTACAACAGTAAAAACAAATGTACAAGACAATGAACTTGCAGGTATTGTTAGAATAGAAAGAATGGCTGTGACTCCAGTAGGATTTAATGTATATTCATTAGCATTACGCGATGTAGCATTCTATCAGCCTAAAGAGATTTATAAGAATGTTGTCATCAAAGACAATGTTAGAACTATGTATTTTATCGAAAAGGGAAATACAGACACATATAATAAGATGATAGAGGCGCAATACAAATGAATGAACTTGACAAAATAAATTATAAGGACTTTGATGAGATGAATGATGAAGAAAAGAAAATCTATCTTAGAAATAAAAATTATATGGTCACGAACTACTTGGGTGTAGATACACCTTTAAGGAGTATGAAAGCAAGATTACAAGCATACCTAGATGAGACTAGGAAATACAGACCCAGTATTTGGGATTAAGGAGAAAAATAAAAATGCCAAGAGAGAAACAAGAAGTAGACATCGATAGCAAAGTTGATGATTTAGAAGCCGCTAAAGAAAAATATCTTAGCGAAAACACAGTTATTAGTATCGGTGGTTATGCTTTTACTCCGGCTAAGTTAATGATAGCAGCCGGTATATTATCATCAGTACTAGGTGGTCTTTATGCTTCATTTGAATTCTATAAAGATTATATGAATATGAAGGATGCTATCGCTAATTATGTCAGCCCTGATTTTACTGGGGTAGAAACACGATTGACTAAGATAGAAAAAACTCAAGAAAGCATAGTCATATTAGTACAGCAAAATCAGGATATGGTTCGTGCTGTGAGAAGCGATCTTAAAGCAGACATAGACCGTGTAGAGGCAGCAGTTGATGCCGCAGAACGCAGAGGTCGTGAATTAGATCGTGATACACGTAGTTTTGTTAATAATAGCGATAAACGTTTAGGTGATACTGAGCGTGATCTACAGGGTAGAATCAGAAACATAGAGCGTGAGACTGATGCTAAGTTGAGAGAACTAGAGAAGAAAGTAGACGAGAAGATCAAGAAAGCATGGGAAAACCCATTAGCAAAGTAATCTAACATACACCCATCTGTAAAATAAATATCTTAATGATTTTATATACAAATGGGTGTAGTTTCACTTGGGGCGGAAGTCTAGATCATATATTTTGTGATGGTAATCTTTGTAAGGTAGACGAAGATAAAAGACTACCTATATTATGGCCTCATCATTTAGGTAAGTTATTGAACGCTGATTCTGTCGTTAATCTGTCTGATGGTTGCGGTAGCAATCAACGTATAGTAAGAACCACTTATAATTGGTTACGATCAAAGACAGTAGAAGAATTAAAAGAAACAATAGCAGTCATACAACTCACCGAATGGTCTAGATTTGAGATGTATGATCCACATGATATCGAAAATGAATGGGCAGAAGATCCAGTAGATTGGATAAAATGCAAAGTAGATTTAGTCACGCATGAATATAATCATTATCCTAAAAGCAACTTCAATAGAGATATACTACTTAAAAAAGCAACACATACATTAAAGAACACGCATCCACTAGAGCATTTTTATAGAAACATAGGATATATGTATGCACTACAGGGTATGTTCAATGCATTTGGTGTGAAGGATTTTTATATATGGAACCATAGTCATGCATGGCATTTCTGGCCCAAAGAACATAGAGATGCTATATTCAATACTTTCAAGGTACTAGACGAAGTACATGACTGGGAAAAGTTCCGTTGGTCTGACGACTATTGGGTCTATGATCGTGTAAGCAAAAATGACTGGCACCCCAGTGTTCACGGACATATAGAACTAGCAAACGTCATACATGATCGCATGAAGCGTAAAGGCTACAGGGGATAAATACACTAATGCGTACAGAAGATTTCATGACATCAAGGGTAGACAAAGCGAAAGAAGTTAAAAAATTCGCTGAGTGGGCCTGCCAAAAACTAAACATCAAAAACCCTCCTAAGATCGAACTAAGCATGGATACTGAGGAAGCACAAGGTAACCATCATACGGGCGGGCATGTCATAGGTGGAGACAGCATATGGGTATATGCTAGGAACAGAAACCTAGTAGACATATTGCGTACCGTTTTTCATGAATTGGTTCATGTCCGTCAGGGTGAATTGGACATGGTAGACCAACATGACAGTTATCCAGGTAGCGCGATAGAGAGCATGGCTGACATGCTAGCCGGAAAATATATAAAGATTTACGGTGAAAAGAATAATCATATCTTCCAATAACTATTGATACTTTCTACCCATTGATATATAATAGTGGGTATGATTCAATTATTACATAAATTGCCTCGGACATTGACAGTCGCTTTTAGTGGCGGTGTGGACAGTGTCGCTGTGTTAGATTTCCTTAGTAAGAATCATGAGGTAGATGCCGCATTCTTTCATCACGGTACCGATAATAGCGACAACGCTTTTGATTTCGTTTGGAATTTTTGCCGTGACCGAGATATCACAATAACAGTAGGATACATCCGTAACGAAAAACCCAAAGAGTTAAGTTGGGAAGAACATTGGCGTAATGAACGTTATGCGTTTCTAGAAAATTTCGAATATGTGGTCACAGGACATCATCTCAATGACTGCATTGAAACTTATATCTGGGGCACTATGCACGGTACTCCTAAAGTTATTCCTGACACACGAAAGAATGTACATAGACCTTTCTTATTGAACCCAAAACAAGAATTCATCGACTGGTGTAATCGCAAAGAGTTGAATTGGTGTCAGGATTATAGCAATGAAAATACAGACTACATGCGCAATTATATCCGTAAATATGTAGTAGAACACGCATATCATATCAATCCAGGTATCGAAAAAGTCGTAAAGAAATTGATCTTAAATGCTAGTGAGTCTGAATAAAAATCCATGGTTACTAGAATGGATGAAAGATAACTGGAGGGAAGAAGTATTGGTTATATTTCGCAATCCTTTCCTACTTACGCTACCTAACGAAGTTCGCACGCCTAAACAGATGAGAAAGAATTTTGCTGAATTATTATCCAAAAACGGATATAAGGCTAAAACGGTAAAAGGCGGAGAAGATGTCATAGTCGCTATTCCAGACGAAGAGTTCGTTTTCATAAAGATTAAATATTTATAATCATGGCTTATAGTTGATCACCCAAAATATATATTTTGGATGCAAAGTATTTGACTTATTTACAACAATATACTATACTAACTATCAACATAGGAGATTCTAATGTCAACACGCACATTTAATAATGAAGCAAAAATCAAACTTACCCAACTGATCAATGAAGGCATGGCTGTCATGCAAGAAGTTGAGACGTTGAACGAGGGTCTTACTGATACGGTAAAGGCTATCGCAGAAGAACTTGAGATCAAGCCAAGCATTCTCAAGAGGGCAATTCGCACAGCATATAAATCACGATTGGGTGAGACTAATAAAGAGAACGAAGAACTCAACACCATCTTGGAGACTGTTGGGAAGACATTGTGAACGATATCTTTGAAGGTATATTCGATTGGATCCGTGAGGATTACAGGTCCAATCGATTTCGTTTTGTCGTGGAAGTATTGGCATGGTTGATCAGCATAGGCTGTTCATTGGTAATGGCATTGACAGTACCCAATCCACCTTTATTGTTGTTATACATACTGTGGATAGCAGGATGTGCTATGTATGCATGGGCAGCATTGACCCGAAAAAGTTTCGGCATGCTGGCTAATTATGTATTATTGACTATGATTGACACAATAGGTCTAATGAGGTTACTTAACAATTGAGTTACGTTGACGCAATACACGATAGAGATAGTGATAGGATATTCATTGTAGAGCGACAGCCTGACGGCAAGCGCACATACAACGAGTTTCCTGCCAACTATACCTTTTATTATACTGATCCCAAAGGCAAGTATCGCAGTTTATATGGTGATAGCGTAAGCCGTTTCAGCACACGCAAGCGTAGTGAGTTTGAAAAAGAAAAACGTATACACAGCAATAAGAAACTGTATGAATCGGACATCAACGTGGTGTTCCGCTGTCTAAGTGAAAACTACTTAGGTTGTGAGCCTCCAAAACTCCATACATGTTTCTTTGACATTGAGGTAGACTTTGACCCTGAGAAGGGATTCAGCCCTACCAGTGATCCTTTCAATCCGGTCACGGCTATCTCAATGTACTTGGATTGGCAAGATACACTAGTTACATTGTGTGTCCCGCCCAGACACATGAGTACTGAGACTGCTCAGGATATCGTCAAGAAGTATGAAAACTGTTTGATTTTTAAATCAGAGAAAGAAATGTTTGATACTTTCTTTATGTTGATTGAAGACGCAGATGTATTGACTGGCTGGAACTCAGAAGGATACGATATACCCTACATGGTCAATCGTGTGACGAGGGTCATGAGCAAAGACGATACACGCAAATTCTGTTTGCTTGGTCAGATGCCTAAGCCAAGAACATATGAACGATTTGGTAAAGAAGAAACAACATATGATCTTGTAGGTCGTATTCACATGGACTATCTACAATTGTATAAAAAGTACAATTATGAAAGCCGCCATAGTTATAAACTAGACTCTATCGGTGAGATGGAAGTCGGTGAAAACAAGACGCAGTACGAAGGTACTCTTGATCAACTATATAACAAAGACTGGGAAAAGTTCTTAGAATACAACAGACAAGATACGATGTTGCTTGTCAAGATTCATAACAAACTTAAGTTCCTTGACCTTGCTAACGCACTGGCACATGAGAATACTGTGTTGTTGCCGACTGTAATGGGTTCCGTGGCTATGATTGAGATGGCTATCATGAACGAAGCGCATGAGCGCGGACTCATGGTTCCTGATAAGAAAAGAAATAGTAGTGATAGTGAGATGGCGGCCGCTGGTGCATATGTCGCTGTTCCTAAGAAAGGCGTACATGAGTACGTGGCTGCTATCGATATCAACAGTCTGTATCCTAGCGCCATTCGTTCATTGAACATGGCCCCAGAAACAATCGTTGCACAAGTTAGACAGACATTGACTGAGAAATATCTGACCGACAAAGCAAGAAATCTTGCTAGCGAAAAGCGCAACTATGACAAAGACGATGACCTTGAGATGAGTTCATTACTCTGGGAAGGCTTGTTCGGTACACTAGAGTATGAAGCCATCATGAACCAAGAGCGTGGCACTATGCTCACAGTTGACTTTGAGAGTGGTGAAAGTGTAGAGATGAGTGCGGCAGAAGTATGGAAATTGATCTTTGATAGCAACAAGCCATATATTCTTAGTGCGAATGGCACGATCTTTAGGTCAGATAGCGAAGGTGTGATTCCCGGTCTACTCACACGCTGGTACAGTGATCGTAAAGATATGCAAAAGAAACTCAAACAATCTACTACTAAAGAAGATATTGAGTATTGGGATAAGCGTCAGTTAGTTCGTAAGATTTTGCTCAACAGTGCATATGGTGCATTGTTGAACGAACATTGCCGATTCTACGATAAGCGCATTGGTCAAAGTGTTACATTGAGCGGGCGACAGATCGTTAAACATATGAGTGCGCATATCAATGAAATCATAGCAGGCACTTATGATCATTACGGTGAAGCGATTGTATATGGTGATACGGACAGTTGCTATTTTAGTGCATACCCTATTCTGAATTCGCAAATACAGAATGGTGAAGTAGAGTGGAGCAAAGAACTTGCAGTACAACTCTATGATAATGTTTCGGATCAAGTGAATGACGGCTTCCCTAGTTTCATGGAACGTGCATTTCATGTACCTCGCAAATTGAGCGTGATCAAGGGAGGTCGTGAACTTGTAGGTGATCGTAGTCTGTTCATCACAAAGAAGCGTTATGCTATCAATATCTATGACAAAGAAGGCAAACGCCTTGATACTAACGGCAAGCAAGGTAAGATCAAGGCTATGGGCCTTGACTTGAAACGAGCAGATACTCCCAAGTATGTGCAAGACTTTTTGTTTGAAGTGCTTGAGATGGTCCTTGCAGGTAAGACAAGAGAGGATGTCATTGAGCGTATCAAGCAATTCAAGATCGAACTTGGTAAGCAAGATAGTTGGACTAAGGGTTCGCCCAAGAGTGTCAACAACTTGACTACATATGGTGATCTTGAAGCAAATAGTAAGACAGGCAAAGCAAATATGCCCGGACACGTTCGTGCGGCATTGAACTGGAACTATCTACGCCGTGTAAATGGTGACAACTATAGCATGAAGATGGTCGATGGCATGAAGGTGGTGGTATGTAAACTAAAGCCTAATCCATTGAACTTTACAAGCATAGCATATCCCACTGACGAACTAAGATTACCAAACTGGTTCATAGAATTACCATTCGATGATAGTGCTATGGAAAAAACACTAGTCGATAAAAAGATCGATAACCTTCTAGGAGTATTGAATTGGGAACTAGAAGAGAACACAGACACCAATTCGACATTTGATGATTTGTTTATTTTTGGTTAACAACTATTTGACTTTAGTAATAAAATCCATTATTATACACAATGATTCTACCTAAATATCTAACACAAAGAGGAAACACATGAAAGACAATTTACAAGATTTGATTCAACATACATTTGGCCTGGGAGTCATCGAACTCGTCAAGGTCGCAGGCACTGACAAGCAGACAGTAATCTCTGCAATCGCAGAAGATAAGAGCGTTATCGTTGAGGGTACTTTTGATACCCCGCAAGCAGAATTCATCGGTACGTTCGGTATGCCTAACTTAGGCAAACTCAAGACTATTCTTGGTTTTGATGATTATGATGAACATGCAGTCATCAATGTTGCACGTAACAAAGACGATATCCCTACTGCTATTCACTTTGAGACTAAGGCTGGAGATTTCGTCAATGACTATCGATTGATGGGCAAGGCTATCATCGAAGAAAAAGTCAAAGATGTTAAATTCAAAGGCGCCAAGTGGGACGTTGAATTCGAACCTACTGTTGCAGGTATCATGCGATTGAAGAAGCAGGCTCAAGCAAACAGCGAAGAGATTCACTTCACTACTAAGACTGACAAAGGTGATCTTAAGATTTACTTTGGTGACCCGTCAACACACAGCGGTAACTTTGTATTTCATTCAGATGTAGAAGGTACGTTGGGTCGTGCATGGGCATGGCCTGTCAAGGTCTTCATGAGCATCATGGACTTGCCCGGTGACAAGACCGTAAAGATCAGCGATCAAGGTGCTACTGAGATCACTGTCAAGGGTCTTTGTGCGACTTATCGTTATCTACTTCCAGCACAGGCGAAATGATCAAGATACAGCAAAGCAGTTATCCTTTAGTTTGGCAGATTGATAATAGTTACAGTCTGCCAAGCACTACTGGGCAGGTTCGCTGGAACGGTCAAACGAAATGTTTTGAAGTTTGTGATAACAACAATAGTTCATACCATGGCGGATGGATGCGAATCGATAATACGATTCAAATAAGTTCTGACCCTCAACTCCAATCAGTACTTGAATGGGCTAAGAAAAAGATGATTGAAGACGAGAAGATCGAAAAACTCGCTAAAGAGTATCCGGCAGTAAAAGACGCTAAAGAAAAATTAGATATTATTATGAAATTAGTACAAGATGAAAATAGTAGCACCTGAAACAAAAATACAGATTATACATCCTGTAGGCCTTTGTATGCCGGCCTGGAATCCTGATTATATCTTTATTCCTATTCCCAAAAATGCTTCTAGTTACACAAAAAGGATTTGGAAACTACAGTGCGGCATGACAACGAATGTTCCTGATAATTTTATTACTAATCCAATTCAATTATCTAAAAAGAAAATAGTTGTATTGCGCGAACCTTATGAAAGATACATATCAGGATTATTAGAATATTTGTATCGCGCCCAAATAAGTTGTGATCAGGTAGATTTTGATGATCTTTTTAAAACTTTTGCATTTGATGGACACACATCATTGCAAGTGCAGTTTTTGGAGGGTATAGATACCGATACTTGTATATTTTTAAAGTTCGGTAGTAGTTACTCTAACGATTTAACGCATCTAATTCAACATAAATTGCACAGAAATCAAAAATTTCCGGGTGGAGAATTTACGGGTTGGAGATATAATAGAACTTCAACCAGACCTGAAAAGGTAGCAATGTTAGATAAACTAACCGAATATCTTGACAATCATGAAGAAGTGGTGTTATCATTGAAAGAATATCTTATCCCGGACTATAATCTTTTCAATAATGTTCAGTTCTACAACAACAGGTAAAATAGATGGAACAAATAAATTTATCAAACAATCATAAAAATGACTGGGCATTGTTTTTGCCAGCAGTCAGTAGTTTCTTTATCACCGGCTTGGGCAAGCAACGTGAGGGAGAAGATTATTTTCCTAGTGAGCGTATTCCCGCAGGCTTCAACGGTGATGTTGAATGCTTGAACTTCTTGAATAGCAAAGAAGGACTATACACATATCAGTGGGGCTTGTATAGTGCAGGTCACGCTAACCTTGATACTACTGTAGACGATCATGCAGAAAGCATCATACGTAAACGTGAACAAGGTACATTCATGCTAGGTGACAGTGGTGGATTCCAGATCATGAAAGGTCAATGGCCTGCTGACTGGAAAGATCCCAACTGCCCTAAAGCATTGAAGCAACGTAAGTTAGTATTGAACTGGATGGATACGTACATGGATTATGGTATGTGTCTTGACGTTCCATCACAGACTATTCGTAATCAGCATTTGCTTGATAAGCATGGTATTCGCACTATCGAAGACGCGGTCAAGGCTACACATATCAATAACGAATACTTCATCAAGAACCGTAATGGTAGTTGTAAGTTCTTAAATGTATTGCAGGGTCTCAATCATACACAGAGTGATAACTGGTATGAAGAGATGAAGAAGTATTGCGATCCAAACATCTATCCGGACAATCATTTTAATGGTTGGGCTTTCGGGGGTCAGAATAAGATCGATATTCATTTGATGTTACGCCGTCTTGTGATCATGATCCATGATGGATTGCTTGAGCCAGGTAAGCATGACTTGATTCACTGTCTTGGTACTAGTATCTTAGAGTATGCAGTATTGTTTAGTGATATTCAACGAGCGATTCGCAAGCATCATAATCCAAACTTGCAGATAACTTTTGACTGTGCAAGCCCATTCTTTAGCGCGGCTAAAGGTCTAGCGTACTTTCAAAATAATATCGAACACGATAGTAAATGGTCATACAGCATGGAAAAAACGGCTGAAAACAAAGATTATGCAACAGATAATCGGAAATTCAGTATTGCTGTATTGCAAGATGGGGTGCATAAAACATTCCAAGACAGTCCTATAACTGACAGAATGTTAGTTCGTGACTTATGCTACAGGGGTCATGGCTTTATCGGTGCTCATGGTAAAGAGACTAAGACTAGTTGGGACACATTGAGTTATACATTATTGCAGGCTCATAACGTATATCAGCATATTGTTGCTGTGCAGGAAGGTAACAAGTTGTATGATCAAGGTGTGATTCCCAAGATGGTAATGAATGAGATTTTTGAGAAGATCAAATTCGGAGATATTGTTGAAGCGATTTTTGCATTAAAAGACAAAGAGAAAAGTCTCAATCTTATTGATAAGTATGATAAATTCTGGACACAGATGAAATCTGGAAGCCAGGGTTTCAGCGGCAAAAAGACAGTCAATGCATTGACTAAGTTTGAAGAATTATTCAGCGTACAAGAGCAGAGTAATAACGTAGAAGAAGAGATAGAAGATACCGACGATTTAATATCGCAAAATTTAGAGAACTGATATGGTGGCATATACGAATCAAATACGCATATTAGAAAATAATCTCAAGCAATTAGAACAGGGAACCGATAAAGAAGACCTGAAAAAAATGGCTGAGATTATCAATCAATTGCGTGTATTACGCAGATTAGAATGGGAAGAAAAATATGAAAGAGTTAATATGGAGGATGAGAGATGAGTGAAGATCCGGTAGTTTATCAAACTAATCAGGCACGAACTGATAAAAGAAATAGAATCAAGCAACACGCTAATCGTGTGATATGGGTTACCTTTCAGCGCGAGGGTATTCATAAGTATCCGGCAGCAGCCACAGATCCAAATCTAGCCGACGTGTCTTTTTTAGCCAACGAGCATCGTCATATATTTCATTTTAACGTTGCTATCGAAGTCACACATAATGACCGTGACATCGAATTCATACAATTCAAACGCTGGCTTGAAGCATTGTATCAAGGTACTTTACAACTAAATTATAAAAGTTGTGAGATGATATGTGATGATCTATATGAAGTAATTGCTACACGTTATCCTGACAGGTTCGTAGAAATCACGGTTAGCGAAGATGGTGAGAACGGCGCTACTATCACATACAATACAGTTAAACCTAATTTACAAGTAGTGATCTAATGAGTTTTAATACTCTACATCTACATCCTGAACCAGAATTGAATATGAATCCCACATATCGTGAGATTCCGTTATCAAAAGTTCCAATGGTTTTTGAAAATTCTTTCATGAATAATGTGCAGAAGTTTTTAGTGACCGATGACAATATGAAACCAATGCATGTTGAGATATTTGCAGAAAATACAGAGTTTCATGTGATGCGCGGTAGTGATACTTTGCTCATCGTCATAGGTGAGAGTTGGACTTATGGAGAATCTTTGCACGGTGTAGGTACCGGTGCAGGATACTTTAATTTTCAATCACAACTTGAAGGTTGCATGGGTCCTCGAATGGCAGAAGTCACGGGTTGGGACTTATATCAGTTCGCTATACCCGGTAATTGCAATCTTTACATGCATATGGAATTAGATCGCATATTGAAACATGTGTCTACTCTAGGTTACAAGCAGGTAAAGGTCGTATTGCAGATGACTGAAAATTCCAGAGAGATTCCAATACGTTGTAGTAAAAATACATCAACAATATTGAACCATGGCTCATATCCATTAGAACACTGGTTTGATATAGGAATAAACCAAGAGATTGATTTATTCGAATGGCTGGCTTTATATGATGATTTTTTCTTGAGTCATTATCATACCAGCCTAAATAGTTTCAATGCATGTCCTATCGAGGGCATACTTTGGAGAAACTTCACTAAATTAACCACTGATAAGAGAAGTTACAACTTCAAGATCATAGAACCTACTATGATCACTTATACTGGGTCATTAGTGAATCATGAGCATATACCTCCGACTTTAATGAACCCAATTCAATTTGATGATTTCTTTAGAACCATTGGGAAAAAGATCAAAGTGGATATGGACTTCATGGAAGAGCAGGTTAGGTTGATTGAAAAGATGTTTGATTACATCAATGGTAATGTGGATGTCAAAAATCTTATCTATCATAACAATCACCCGACCAAGATCGGACATCTAGTGTGGGCGCACGAATTGATACGTCAGGCTGGGTGGAAAAGTATTTGACTTATATTTTTAATTATAGTAATATATCAACTTGTGTTTAACAAATCTAGGAGTTAATAAACATGGCAAAGAATGAACATCGTTCAAACAATCGTATCAAGCAAATCTTTGATGATTTGGAGAAGTATCTTGATTTCTGTAAAAGTTTCGGGTACAAGTTTGACGAGGCAACTCTCTATGACAATAGGAGTTTCGCATTTCGCCAGTTCAGCAAATACATGGCCGGCAAAGATGCCAAGGATATGTGGGCTGTAGATGGTGGTAGGTAATATCAAAATAGTCTTAGTGACAGGGGGTTTCGACCCCCTTCACTCTGGACATATCGCATATTTCAAAGAAGCGCGTAACCTAGGGGACATGCTCATCGTTGGCATAAACAGCGATGAATGGCTTGCTAGAAAAAAAGGTAGAGCATTCATGCCCTGGAATGAACGTCTCTGCATAATCAATAACTTGTCAATGGTAGATGAAGTTTATACCTTTGACGATGAAGATGGATCTGCCAAGCATTTTATTCAGCAGGTTCGTGCGCATTATCCAAATTCAAAACTGATCTTTGCTAACGGCGGAGATAGAACCAAAGACAATATTCCAGAAATGGATATCAACGATGATAACGTTGAATTCGTGTTTGGTGTAGGCGGAGAAGACAAACGTAACAGTAGCAGTTGGATATTACAAGAATGGAAGAATCCAAAAGTTATTAGACCGTGGGGATATTACCGTGTGTTAGATGAGAAGTCAGGTTACAAAGTAAAAGAGTTAGTTATCGAACCCGGCAAGAGCCTAAGTATGCAACGTCACTTTAATCGTAGTGAACATTGGTATGTGCTTAAGGGCAAATGCGATATTGTAACAGAATTCAGAGGTAGTATAATTAAAGTAATTAAGAATACTAACGAAGAATATATTATTGGACAATCTGTATGGCATCAAGGGCAGAATAATTATACTGAACCTTGTCATATACTTGAAGTGCAATATGGTTCAGAATGTGTAGAATCAGATATTGAGAGGCGTGATGCGTAAATTATATTACATGGGTCTAGAACCCTACAAGGCAAGATATACATTACAGTTGCAAGACTGGAATGAAACAGTATTTAAACAACGTAGCATTGATTATGAATTGGTGCACGGCGACACATTGACTAGTGATCAAAGTATCGTGACAGGTCAAGTGCTAGATGCACATGGTCGTAGTTACTTTGGCATGAGTCAGTTGATGACTTTAGTTAAATTAATGAAAGAAGGCAAAGTAACAAATGAAGATGTTATCTACTTTGAAGACATGTTTCAGCCGGGCATTGAGTCGCTTCCCTATATTCTTAATCAAGTTTCTAGCGATATGCGTCCTCGTATATTTGTCCGTTGTCTTGCTCAGTCAATCGATCCGGATGATTTCGTACATGTATGGGGGATGAGCAAGTGGATGGGACTGTATGAGAAGATGGTCTGTGAACTAGTACGTGATTCAGGTGGTGCTATCCTCGCAAGTAACGAAGAGATGGTCATGCATATGAAGATCGCAGGCTGGGAATGTCCTATCTATAATATCAGTGGTCTTGCATTCGGTAAAGAAGAAGTTCGTAGCCGTGTGAAGAATATCAAGCCTTTCGATAATCGCAAGCGTAGAGTTGTTTTTGCCGCACGTTGGGATCAAGAAAAACAGCCCGACTTCTTCATGGATATTATCGAAGAATATACAAGTGTCTATAATGGCGATGTAGAGTTTGCATTATTAAGCGGTGCTAAATTGCGTAGCAACAATAACTCATATATGGAACGCACATTAGACCTAGAACGTCAAGGCAAACTAAAAATCTATAGCGACCTCGACAAGAACGAATACTATGAATTATTGAACGACAGCCGTGTATTGTTCAATTGTGCATTACAAGACTGGGTGAGCAATACAGTCAGCGAGGCAGATGCACTGGGCTGTAATGTGATTTATCCTGCTTATCGCAGTTTCCCAGAAACATTTTCCAATGATCATAGTCGCATGTATGTGCCTTGGTCTAAGGTAGACGCATTGAATAAGATGAATCATGCAATCTATAATCCAAGTCCATATATGGGTAAAATTAGTGACTGGACTGATAAAACGATAGATAGAATTTGTGACATCCTTGAAGGCAAGGGTGAGCAATGGTTGCGTATGACTACGGATTATCGTAATCATACGAGAGAAAGCAAATATTAATAGGAGAAAAAAATATGAGCGCACATAATGATATTAACACACATCTGGAAGCATACTTAGCAGAGCATGAGAAGTTTGAGAAGGGTAACAATGCTGCCGGTACTCGCGCACGTAAGGCTCTTGGTGAACTCGCTAAGGCTGTAAAGGCACGCCGTAACGAAATCACTGCCACTAAGAACGCACGTAAGGAAGCAAAGGCTTAATAAATGCGTATCGAAGAAGATATCAAGTTAGACTTCAAGGATGTATTGATACGCCCCAAGCGTAGCACACTATCCAGTCGCAAGGAAGTCGATTTGAATCGTACTTATAAGTTCAAGCATTCAGGATGGGAATGGACAGGCGTTCCCATCATGGCTGCTAACATGGATGGTGTAGGTACTATTGATATGGCTAAGGCATTATATGAACATAAGATGTTTACATGCCTTGTGAAGACATATGACGAGTCTGACCTATTTGACTTAACAGAACATCTAGGAAATTATTTTGCTGTCAGTACAGGAACTAACGAAAAAGATTTCTTGAGATTAAGTCGAATCATCAACAGTTATCCAGAGATTAAGTTTATCTGCATGGATGTGGCTAATGGTTACAGCGATCACTTTGGTGACTATGTTGAAGAAGTGCGTGAAGCATTTCCCGACAAAACTATTATCGCAGGTAACGTTGTTACCGCAGACATGACACAGGAACTTATTTTACGAGGAGCAGATATTGTCAAAGTCGGAATCGGGCCAGGATCGGTATGTACAACTAGGATACAGACTGGGGTTGGCTACCCGCAACTTTCTGCGATCATTGAGTGTGCTGATGCGGCGCATGGGCTTGGTGGACATATTATTGCTGACGGCGGGTGTACTTGCCCAGGCGATGTGGCTAAAGCATTTGGCGCAGGCGCAGATTTCGTTATGCTTGGTGGTATGTTAGCCGGACATGATGAAGGCGGTGGTGAAATCATCAGTAAGTTGATTGAGACTGACGAACTTCAGGCTAGAAAAAGAGAACTACCGGACGGTCAGATAGAATGGACATGGACTGGTAACAAGACTGAAGAAAAGAAATATATGCAATTTTATGGCATGAGTAGCGATACTGCTATGAATAAACATAATGGTGGCATAGCGAATTACCGTTCAAGTGAAGGACGCACGGTCACAGTTCCTTATCGAGGATCTGTGAACAATACGGTTCTTGACTTATTGGGCGGACTGCGTAGCACTTGCACATATGTCGGTGCAAATACATTGAAGAACCTAAGCAAGTGCACCACATTTGTACGGGTGACACAACAATTTAACGGAGTTTTCGCAGGTGGCAAATCCTAACGTTTTAATCGCCGGTGGCTGTAGTTTTACTCAAGTCCCGGGTACATATAAAAATTGGCCTATCTTTTTGAGAGATAAGTTAAATATTCCTGCATTTTTCGTAGGAGCAGGAAGTTCCGGTAATGACTTTATTTCTAGAAGAGTTATAAGTCAAACATCACAGGCTCTTTTAAAATATAAGCCAGAAAAAATACTCGTAGGTGTAATGTGGTCAGGAGTGAGTAGGAAGAGTTTTTACTTTAGTGATGATCCAATAGATCATTTTAAATTCATGCCGTATATAAGTAAAGAAAGCATGGAGGATGCATACGCTAACCCAAATACAGTAGTAATGGGTGGTGTAAAGAATACCTACTTTGTAAACCCGCACTACAATGACGAACTATCTAAAACATACTATAAGACATATCATGATACTGTAGGTGCTTTGATAGAAACCATAGAGCATATTTTGAGATTGCAATGGTTTTTGAAATTAAACAATATCAAATATTTTTTCACTGAATATTCCAATGATTCATTGACTACTAATCACAGAGATTTACACAGTCACCCGGACGTAAAATACTTGTATGATCAGATCGACTTCAACAACTTTTTACCTGTAGAAAATATGGAATGGTGGATAAGAAATGAGTCTGGTATACCATATATAGATATTAGAGATCATCACCCAATTGACGAGATGAGCAGTGATTTTTGTGATAAAATAATCATACCCCATATAAAAAGTAGGGGATATGTTAGTTAGTAATAAATACATATGCTACACAACGGTAGCGAACAATTTAAAATTTTTATCCGTGTAAGGAAGGAGAAACTAAATGTCATATAACAAGACAAAAACAGACCCAGAACTTGGTCAACAAGTTCACGAACACCTAGTCAAAATGGGTGTCGAAACCCCAATCAAAAAGCGCAATCTAGATCGTAAAGATCAAATCGCTATCATTGAAGGTAACTTTGCTGAAATCATGCGAGCCTTAGGATTAGACTTAACTGATGACAGTTTAATAGATACGCCAAAGCGTGTCGCTAAGATGTATGTCAATGAAATCTTTTGGGGTTTAGACTACGATTCATTTCCCAAGTGTACTACAGTCGATAACAAGATGAAGTACAATGAGATGGTTGTTGAACGAAATGTCAATGTACAAAGCAATTGTGAACATCACTTTGTGATCATCGATGGTTTAGCAACTGTTGCATATGTACCTAAAGATAAGGTACTAGGTCTTAGTAAGATCAATCGCATCGTAGAATATTTCAGCAAGCGTCCACAGATCCAAGAACGGTTGACTGAGCAGATTTTCCACACACTACAATTCATCTTAGACACAGAAGATGTTGCGGTCATGATTGACGCACAGCATTATTGCGTCAAGAGTCGTGGTGTCGAAGATACAGGTAGTTCAACTGTTACTAGCCGATTAGGTGGTGGATTTAAAACTGATCCTGCCGCAAGACAAG